GCAAAGACTGCTGGCAGTCCACAGGCTGGTGAATCTGATGCAATGAAAAAGAAACGTGCATCATTCAAAGCGCGTCATGCTAAGAATATTGACAAGGGTAAAATGAGTGCTGCATTCTGGGCAGACAAAGTTAAGTGGTAGAAGGTAATTTGATTAATGCAGATTCCAATCCTCAATGGCATATTCACAGATAGCGGGCCAGACTTTAGAACGTCTTATCCCGTCAATCTTGTGCCCGTACCAAAGTCGAATGGAATCAGCCAAGGTTTCTTGCGTCCTTCTGATGGTATTGTCTCTAATGGCAGTGGCCCTGGCGTAGATCGCGGCGGCATAAATTGGAATAGCATTTGCTATCGTGTATTGGGTTCGAAGTTCTGTAGCGTTGCTGCAAACGGAACTGTCACTGTTATAGCTGATGTTGGCAACAATGGCTTAGATGTAACAATGGATTATTCCTTTGACCTTCTTGCAATCGCATCAAACAACAATTTATTTTATTATGATGGAACAACTGTCACACAAGTTACAGACCCAGACTTAGGCGTCGTCTTAGATGTTGTTTGGGTTGATGGTTATTTTATGACCACTGATGGTGAGTTTCTTGTAGTTACAGAACTGACCAATCCATTTGCAGTTAACCCATTAAAGTATGGATCTGCGGAAGCCGACCCTGATCCGATCACAGGATTGCTCAAGCTACGCAACGAAATTTATGCGCTCAACAGAAACACCATTGAAGTCTTTGACAACGTGGGCGGGGATTTATTCCCATTCCGACGTATTGAGGGCGCTCAGATTGAAAAGGGCTCTACAGGCACACACGCTTGCTGCATCTATCTAGAGACATGCGCGTTCCTTGGAAGCGGATCAAATGAAGCCCCAGGCGTTTACCTTGGCGTAAATGCCAATGCCAATAAGATCAGCACGCAAGAGATTGACACGATTCTGCTGAACTACACTGAGGCAGAACTTGCGCTGGTGAATATGGAAGCGCGTAACGACAGAGCGCAACAGCATTTATATGTTCATTTACCAGATCGCTCACTGGTATATGATGCGGCTGCTTCAAGTGAATTGGGGCAACCAGTTTGGTTTACTCTAACCAGCAGCATTGTTGACTTCTCTAAGTATCGTGCCCAAAACTTTGTCTGGTGCTATGACAAATGGCTATGTGGAGACCCTACTACTACCAACGTTGGTTATTTGGTTAAAGATATATCGACGCAGTATGGCAACACTGTGCGATGGGAGTTTGGAACAACCATAGTTTATAACGAAGGCCGTGGTGCTATCATACAGCAGCTTGAGCTTGTTGGGTTAACTGGTGCTGTTGCTTATGGATCTGATCCAACGATCAATACCAGTTATTCAACTGATGGGGAAACATGGAGTCAGAAGAAGTTTATTAAGGCTGGAAAGACAGGGCAGCGTGCCAAGCGCCTAGTGTGGTTTCAGCAGGGATGGATGCGGAACTGGCGAATACAGCGATTCCAGGGCACATCAGAGGCCCATATGTCATTTGCAAGGCTAGAGGCGGCAATTGAGCCGTTAGCGTTCTAATGGCATACGAAAAGTTATCTCTGACACGAGATCAATTTGCTGCATTCTTGCAAGACTTTGAGCAAATTAAGCAATTTGAAAAGCTGTTTGCTAATACCAACGCCAATGTAATTTTGATTGATGACATAAATTTATCTGCTGGTAATGCTGGGGAAAGTGCTAACGATGCACTGGCGCAGATTATTGAATTATCTGATACGCTTAACAAAGAGCCAATCCCAGCAAACGTAAGTCAACTTGCTGTTGTACAAGCCGACATTCAGGCGCTGGCGCTTAGTCCTGCTCTGCGCAATGGCGTTGCTCCACCAAATGAAGGTGGCACAGGTACTTCTACCCAGTTTACCGAAGGCTCAATTGTCTTTGCTGGCGCTTCAGGTGTGTATACGCAGGACAATGCAAACCTGTTTTGGAATAATACAACCAATGATTTAGGGATTGGTACTATACCTTCGGGTGCAAAGTTAGATGTAGCGGGACTTATACGCTCACGAACAGGGGCTGCTACATTAGATGTTAACCATGACGGAATTGCTGGTTCTGTTCAGTCATCTAACAATTTATTACTATACGCTAATGGCGCGAACTCTCTTATTTCGCATACCAATAATATAGAACGAATGAGAATTACCAGTATTGGCGATGTTGGAATTGGCAATACACCCTCTGGCGCAAAGTTAGACGTAACAGGGCTTATACGCTCACGAACAGGCGCTGCAACGCTAGACGTTAACCACGATGGCGTTAAAGGTTCTATTCAGTCATCTAACGAGTTACTGCTTTACGCCAATGGCGCAAACTCTCTTATTTCACATACGAATAATATAGAACGAATGAGAATTAGCAGTATTGGCGATGTTGGGATTGGAAACACGCCTTCAGGAGCGAAACTTGATGTTTCTGGCCTGATTCGATCACGAACAGGCGCTGCAACGCTAGATGTCAACCACGATGGTATTAATGGCTCCGTTCAATCATCAAACGATTTATTACTTTACGCTAACGGCGCAAACTCTATCAGGTTGCATACCAACAGCGTAGAACAGTTTCGCATTGGCTCTGCTGGTCAAGTTGGAATTAGCGGCGCAAACTACGGCAGTTCTGGACAAGTACTGACATCTAGCGGGGCAAGTGCCGCACCGACCTGGACTACGGTTTCGTCGGGTAGTGGCGTTGCTTCGTTCAGTGCAGGCACTACAGGCTTTACGCCATCCACCGCCACTACAGGGGCCGTTACGCTCGCGGGTACTCTAAATGTTGCCAACGGCGGCACAGGCGTCACTACCTCAACAGGCACTGTTTCTGTCGTACTGTCAAACAGCCCGACCCTTGTTACACCTATTCTCGGCGGAGCCAGCGCCACTAGCATTGCCAACGGTCTTGGTTTGGTTGCTACGCCATCTTACACCTTTACTGGAGATCTTAACTCTGGGATGTGGTCTCCCGCTTCGGACACGGTTGCCTTTAGCACCAACGGCGCTGAACGCATTCGTATAGCCAGTAACGGCGATGTTGGAATTAATAACACACCCTCTGGTGCAAAACTTGATGTATCGGGACTCATACGTTCACGCACAAGTGCAGCAACAATAGATGTCAATCACGATGGCGTTAACGGTTCTGTTCAGTCATCTAACGATTTGCTGCTCTACGCTAACGGCGCAAGCTCTCTCAAATTGCATACCAATAGTTTAGAACGTATGCGGATTACCAGTATCGGTGACGTTGGGATTGGGAACACGCCTGCTGGCGCAAAACTTGACGTAACGGGGCTTATACGCTCACGCACGGGCTCTGCGACTGTAGACGTCAACCATGATGGAATTGCTGGCTCCGTTCAGTCATCGAACGATTTACTGCTATTTGCTAATGGCGCGAGCTCTGTTGTTTCGCATACAAATAATATAGAACGTATGCGTGTCGATAGTAGCGGCAACGTTGGAATTGGAACCACATCTCCAAACGCTTCGGCAATTCTAGATGTTCAATCGACTACTAAAGGTTTTCGCCTACCTAATATGACTACAACGCAAAAGAACGCCATATCTAGCCCTGCGGCTGGTCTTATGGTATTTGATACCACACTTGCCAAAGCCTGTATTTATTCTGGCGCGGCATGGGAAACTATTACGTCGGTATAAGGAACCAGATATGGCAGTATCTATTAGTAACATCATCCCCGCTAAAACAGCGGAAGCATCACAAACAACACAGTACACATCAACTAACGTACAGACAATTATAGACAAGTTTACTGCAACTAATTACAGCGGCGTTACTGCGACTATTAGCGTTAATCTTGTGACGCTTGCAGGTACTGCGGGTAACGACAACTTGATTGTTAAGAGCAGGGCGCTTTTACCTAGCGAGACTTATACCTTTCCTGAACTAGTAGGTCATGTAGTACCTATCGGTGGGTTTATTTCTACAATTGCTGGAACAGCTTCTGCAATCAACATTCGCGCATCTGGAAGGTTAGTGTCGCAATAAACGAGAGTTTGAATTTGAAGATTGATTGTGATATGGTTTTGCCACAGAGCGTTATAGAGCATCCTGTGGCTTACCATTTTGAGAGATTGAAATGACGGACAATAACGCAAATTCCAATACAGAATTAGCTTATCAAAGCAGAGTCTCTTTGCCTATGATCCGTCATGCAACCTTTGAGGATGCGGAGCAAATTGCAATTCTTGGCGCAATATTTCACGAAGAAGCATTTGGGGATGACATTTTAGAGTATGACATAGACGATTGCATACTATCACTAGAGGGCTTTATTGGTCAGCCTAATTTCATTTGCATGGTGGCTGACGTTGGGGGCAGATTCGTTTCGTTTGGATCGCTGGTTCTAAGCCCAGTGTATTTTAATCACTCGCATATCTCTTGTGAAGAATTGTTCTGGTGGGCTGATTCTGAATCCAACTATCCAGGCATTGGCATGAAATTGAAAAAGAGAATGGAAGAAGAAGCAAAGGATCGCGGCGCTCTTTCAATCCAAATGAAGTCAATTAGTGCGCTGAATGGCAAAAGAATGGCAAACCTTTATATCCGCAATGGATACAAACCGAGCGAAAACTCATTTATTAAAAGGCTAGTGTAAGATGGCTATTGGAACAGCGGCAGCAATCGCTCTTGGCGTAGGCGCATTAGGTAGTGCGGGTATTGGTGCAATGTCAGCAAGCAAGGCTGGTAAGATACAAGCCAGAGCCGCAGACGCTGGCGCAGCAGAGCAACGGGCAGCACGCGAAGAAATGCGAACTTTGCTTGCTCCTTACGTTGCTGCCGGTGGCCCTGCTTTAGAAGCTCAGATGGGCGCTCTAGGGCTTAGAGGCCCAGAAGCGCAACAGGCTTATGTATCGCAGCAAGAGCAAAGCCCAATCTTTCAAGCTTTGCGCCAGCAGGGTGAAACATCTATTCTTCAAAACGCATCAGCAACTGGCGGACTTCGCGGCGGCAATGTTCAAGGCGCATTAGCGCAGTTTAGCCCCGCATTACTTAATCAGTTTCTTGAGCAACAATATGGTAAACTTGGTGGAATGACTACGCTAGGTCAGCAATCGGCTGCTGGTGTTGGAACTGCTGGTATGCAGTCGGCTACAAGCATTGCGGATCTATTAGGGCAAGCTGGCGCTGCAAGGGCTGGAAGCGCATTAGGGGTTGGCAAGGCCGTAAGCGGGCCGTTCAATCTATTGTCAACACTTGGCGGTATGTCTGCCTCCAAATCTATGGGCTTCTGAAAATGGTACAACCTTACGATTATTCACTTGGTACACCGTCAACCACAGAATTATTTCTGGCGGGTGTTCAGTCATATCAAAATCAGCAAAAGGTTGATGCTGCAAGGGCTGCTGCGGCAGCGGATCAGGCAAAAGCTAACGAGACAAGAAACTTCTCGTTAGAAGCGCAAGAGGTTGCTAAAAATCCAACGCCTGAAAAGCTGTCGGCCCTATATGCTAAATATCCGCTGTATGGCGCAGACCTTGATAGGTTCTCAAAAAGCCTAGCAAGCAATGATCGGCGCAC